CTGTTGTTACGATTGTTCCTAATGCGCCTGTATTATCTACAGACAATTTAAATATAGTTGAATGTTCACCACTATATCCACCAAGGTAAATAGCGTTACGGGCTTCGGTAATAGAGTTCCATACCCAGCCAGTTGGCATAAGTGTTGAGCCATCAATAAATGTTCCATTGGCAGCGGTCATGGTAGTTTTAATATCTACAGCAGCCGCCCCACCTTTATCTGGAAATAAAAGTTCATAGGCTGAAAAGGTTCCATTAGTAAATTTAAATGCCGCAACAATACGGCTCTTAACATATTTTAAAGTTACAATAGATGCTGTTAAACCGTTGTATGTATATGATTTATGTGTTGTGCCATCAGACATTTTGACATCATAAATACCAGCAGTTGTAGCCACATATAAATATGTTCCGTCTGATGTTGTTGCTAAAATTTGTTCATTGTTTAATGATGCATAGGTAACCAAGGCTGTTGATGTATCGCTGTTGCTAATTTTATATAAAGCATTAACAGGATGAAATATAAGACTTGTTCCGCTTGCAATGCTTGCTGTAATAGCAGCAGACAAAGTAATGCTTCCAGTGCCTATTACAGATACAGTTGTGCCAGCAGTAATACCAGTAGCCTTTGCTACATATCCAACGACAATGCCAGCGGTGCTGGCTACAGTAATAGTTGTAGCACCAGAGGCTGCGGTAGCAGCAGTTGTTGTAGTTACCAATGGTTCTAAATCGGTAGCAATTAAAAAGTCATTGCCTGCGCCATCAGAACCTGTATCAATTTTGCACTTACCACGAAAAGCCTGAATCAATGTAGTCTTTTTAAGAAGGGTTAATTCACCTGGAGTCCATGGGTTGACACCATATCCAGTTCTATAACGAAAGCGCACTTCACTATCGTTACCTTCCATAGGTTCAGTAAAGTTAATACCTTCGCCATAGTGCCAAGAAGATTGGCTTCGTGTCCAATAACCTGAACCTGCCAAGGTGTGTTCACCTGGGTCACGCATCTGGTCTACTCGTTGAGCACGGAACTCTGCAGTCTGTCGCTTGTATGGTGTGTTATCGGTGACTGCCATAATGAATGGCAAGCCACCAATAGCCACGTCAAAAGCGTTAGAGTTTAAGTCATAGTATTGTGATGTGCGACCAGATAAATCAATTATCGTGCGCTCGGAAATATCAGGTGCTTTAGATACCACGGCTTCTCCTTAAAGTATTAAGACATAAAAAGGTGAGCAGTTTTAATCCGTGCTCAGGGATAATTGTTTTAGTTATTCAAGTTTTTTGTGTGGAATTAAAGAACCCGTAAGTTCAGCAAAATCAAACTTACTAAATACATTTAACTTAACTGTATTGTCTGGAGAAAATACAACTATAATGCTATATTCTTTATTATTTGCAATTACAATTTCACTAAATGCTGTATCTTCTGGATTAACGCCAGCATAAGATTCATTTAATTTAATCATATTTGTTCCTAATAGACTACAACATATACTACACCAGCAGTGCCGTTGCCGCCGTTACCAGATGATTGGCTGCCGCCACCACCTGCGCCATAGCCAGTTCCTGATGTGCCATAGCCACCGCCCGCACCGCCAGTTCCAATACCAGAACCGCCACCTGCAGCACCGCCGCCAGAACCACCACCACCTGTTGTTCCTGTTTTTACAAAAGTATAAGCAGATGCAGAACTTGCTACACCGTTACCGTATGCTCCTGTATTACCAGAACCACCTCCAGGAGTTCCACCGCCACCACCAATTCCAGCGCTGCTGCTAGTGCTTGCACCACCACTACCACCTGTAGCGGTAAGAGAACCAAATGAAGTAGTGCCACCGCTACCAGAAGGTGCAGTTCCTGCTGTTCCAATAGTTACTGCTACTGAACCAGTTAAAGAAACAGGTGTTGAACGAACACCACCTGAACCACCACCACCACCTGCACCAGTTGGACCAGAACTTCCTCCAGCACCACCACCGCCAACGATTACTGCATACCCAATTCCGTATGTTCCCGTTTGAGTAAAAGTAGTGTCAGATGTAAGAGTGTATAAAGTTCCACTTAGCGTTGTTGGCGATGTTGAATAACCAGTTTGAGTAGCAGTTATAGTAGTATTAGCATTACCTGTTGCGCTAAAAAAAGTTACTTTTGTTACCGCTGAAGATAAAGTAACAGATACTGAAGTTGATACTGTAGCAGTAGTTAATAAAGTGGTTCCAGCAAAAAAACTAACTTCAACCGAAGAAGTTGTGGGAGAAGCAACTACGCTATAAACACCAGCCGCTAAATCTACAACTGCATAATGTGGAGCATTTGCGCTTGTAGTAGCAAATGATGTTCCAATAGCATTGTTTTTTGCTGTAGCCGCTACTGGTGTAGGAAATACTTGTATTGCCATTAGGAAATCTCCACTCCGCTAATATGGAATCTAACTGTTGTTGCTGATGCAAGACCAGCAATAATCTTAGTTGTAGTTAGAACTTGTTTTAAATCAAATGCTGCTGTTGTGCTGGCAGCGATTGCTACATCTTTAAACAAATCAACAGCATCTAAAGTAATAGTAAATGTAGCAGCACTTGTTGCTGAGTTAGTTACTACTATGTTAGTTACAACAGTTGTTGTAGCCGATGGAACTGTGTATAGGGTTGTGCTTGATGTTGCTGCTGACGTTCTAGCCAGCGCCTTAGTTGTTGTAGCCATTAGTTACTACCTTCCATTGTTAGTTTGTTAGGATAAAAGAGTTGCTGCTTCTTCAGCAGTAATGCCTAAACGATTGAGCAGTTCAACCTTAGCATCATCTTTTGCTTGAGTTTCGGCTCTGCGCTTTTGTGATAATTCTAAGTCTTTTTCATATTGGGCAAATTCTTTGTCGTTCATTTCTCTATCAATTATTTCATTAGTTTCGGCATTATGAAATCTAATTATTGGTCTAGTCATATTAGTTCACCCCATAAATAAAGTAAGTTCCACCGGAAAAATTGGCGCCGCTTTCGCATATAAAATTAACTTCGGTAATTGCGGCGGTTTGATTATAAGCACTTAAACCTGCTCTGTAACTTGAATTAGTGCTAGTTGTTACATTGTTTCCGATACTATACCACTCTACCATTTTCCAAGTTGATGTGTTTTGGTAATCGGGAACACTTATTTTGTTAAACGAATTAGTGCCTGTTGTTCCTTTTGAGGCTTGGATAGTGAACTCTGTTGCGTTGAAAGTTTGGCTAGTAAGAGTGGCGAAAGCATTATTATCGTAATATCTATTGGCTGCGCTATCATTATTAAATCTTAATTGAAAATTGTAACTGTTTGTGCTTGGCAGAAAACCTCTTACATATATTTCCAAACTTTTGTAGGTTCCGGTTAAACTAACATTTACTGACGCACCGGATAAACTTCCAGTCGCTATTTGTGTCATACCGCCACTGGTTGCAGCAGCCCACTTTAATCCAGTAGCCTCAGCACTATCGGCTGTAAGGACTGTTGCATTAGCACCTACGCCAAGCCTTGCTACAGTAGAAGCAGCCGTTGCTGCATATATATCACCCTTAGTTGTAAGGGTAGCCTTTGTGGTTTTTGCATCTACTTGAGTTTGGATAGCAGAGGTAACACCATCTAGATATCCTAACTCTGCTGATGATACGGTAGAAGGTGCAGGTATTGCACTTGCTATGTCTCTTGCTTTGCTCATTATAGTGCTCCCATAAGAATTAGTGTGAGTTCGTCTATTACACTACCTGGACCACCAGCAGCAGACAAGTTAATATCACCTGATGCTGTTACTGTTCCAGTTAATGTTGGTGCTGTTAAAGTTAGACCAGCAATTGTTGTTACTGTTGCGCCAGAGGCTATAGATGTTGAACCAATAGTTGGTGCAGAGTAACCAGCAACAGGTGCTGCCCACTTGATTCCAGTTGCTGTGGTTGAGTCAGCAGTTAGGATGTAGGTATCAGTTCCTACTGCAATCTTGCCAGGAGTGCTGGCTGAGGTTGCAACAAGTATGTCGCCTTTAGCAGTAAAAGTTGAGTTGGCTATTGCGGTAGCAACATCAAAAGCAGTGAAAGTAAGAATTTCAACAACATCGCTGGCAGTCAACGCTGCAAGGGCTGTAATGCTTGTTCCATTGGTTGCTGTGTAATCTGTTGTGCGAACTAAAAGAACACCGTTTAGGTATACTTGTTCTTTGCCAGCAATATATGAAAGAGTTAAACCATTAGCATCTACTCCAGATACGGAAGTTTCTCCACCTGCTGCTACATATTTATATCGGTAGATTGCTGCAGTAGATGAGATAGAACCCCAAGCAGAACCCGACCAGGCAAACATTGCAGCAGATACAGAGTTCCAATATAGAGCACCAGTAATAAGAGCATTACCATCGTTGTCTACGGTAGGAGGTGCAGACTTGGCTCCAAGGTATCTATCATCAAAGTTGTCATAGGTTGTTTCAGCAGCAGCAGCAGAGGCTGCAGCAGCAGTAGCAGAACCAGCAACAGCATCTACATAAGTCTTAGTAGCAGCATGTAACCCGCTAGTAGGAGCACCTGACAAGGTAAGAGCACCTGTCATAGTAGAACCTGACTTAAGAACTACTGTTGATTCAAATGAACCACCACTAGAGATTGCATCAGCAATTTCTTTAAGAGTATCAAGCGTGCCAGGAGCACCACCAACCAGGGCGGTAATCTGTGCATCTACATAAGCCTTAGTTGAGGCATCTTGTGCAGTAGTTGGGTCTGCAACTCCAGTAAGTTTTTGTGCGTTCAAAGGAACTGCAGCAGTAGGTGCAGCCATCTGGTCTAAACGAGATGTGCGGACCTGAGTATCAAAGTCTGAGATAGTAGATGCAGTCTGTGTGCCAGTGTGGTTAGCACGGGCATAAGGGTCAGATACCATCTTGGCTGCAGTAATAGTTCCATTAGCAATATCACCAGCAACAATAGTTCCATCCACAATATCTGCAGATGTAATAGTTGCGTTAAGATTTAATTTGCTATAAGCAATAGCAGCGCTTGTTGACACATCAGCATTAACAATGGTGCCATCTGCAATCATTGTTGATGTAACTGTGCCAGTATCGCTTGCTTTAATAAGCGTAGCGCTTGTAGGAATAGTTGTGCCGTTAATAGATGTAGCAGTGGCTACGCCAAGCACTGGAGTTACCAAAGTTGGGCTAGTCGCAAATACTGCAGAGCCAGTTCCAGTTTCGTCAGTTAGGGCAGAACGAAGGTTTGTGCTTGATGGAGTAGCAAGGAATGTGGCTACACCTGTGCCAAGACCAGATACACCACTAGCAATAGGCAGCCCTGTGGCATTGGTCAAAGTAACCGAAGTTGGTGTTCCAAGAATTGGAGTAACCAAAGTTGGGCTAGTTGAAAGAACAGTGTTGCCTGAGCCAGTTGATGTTGTTACACCAGTTCCACCATTGGCTACTGGCAATGTGCCAGTTACACCAGTTGTTAATGGCAATCCAGTTACGTTTGTCATTACACCAGAGGCTGGAGTTCCTAGCGCAGGTGTTGTAAGGATTGGGCTAGTTAAAGTTTTACGAGTAAGAGTTACTGATTGAGTAGAACCAACTACTGAACCATCACCAGTTTGTAAACCGTGAACATGTGTTTGTCCAACTAAATCTAAAATTGTTGAATCAGCATCGTAACCACGAGAAGCAATGTGAGTTTGTAATTCTTTAAATTCACGGGCAGAGATACCGTGGCGCACTGCAGTTCCTGCGGCATGTGCTACAGCCTGTGTGCTATCTACACCACGAGTAATAACAAGGGTGGTTGATGTGCCAGAGGTAACTGTTACAACTTCTTCTTTAGTGGTATCTGGGTCAATAATAAGTGTGTAAGGAAAAGAGGTTGGGAAACCGCTGATTGAGTTAACAATTACTCCAGTGGTTGTATCGCCAGAACTTGCTGCAGCCATTGAGTTAAGCAATTTAGTTTCAATCGCTGTTGCTGAGTAATGGCGTGTTCTTACGCCTGGGTCGCCTGCTGCCATGGGTTTACCTTATCTCTGGTAGTGTGAACGAATAGGGAATTGACGGCGTTGGTTTTCCGCCACTTCGTTAAGACGAGTTGTGTAGATGTTGTATAGAAAGCGTGATGCATTTTCAGCACTGCGTGGACCGCGTTGGTTATCCAAGATGTCTGCTTCTGCAGATAGTGGACCAAGGCGTGATGGGTCTAAGAAAGAAATCATACGAAAGGCAGCGCCATAAAGAACTACATCTTCTGAATAGTCAGGCATTTTTGTAGTTGTTGAATACTCTTGGTCAGTAGTTGTAGGCAATGTTAAATCAAACAAAGTAGGGCGGGCTGAATAAGCCACATTGACAGTGCGACCTGGCACGATGGGTGAGTAGACGCTAAGGCTGTGACCAAATGCAGTTCCATCGCCAAAGGCTGTTGGGTTAGCAGTGCGGTCAATTTGCCATGCACGAACAGGTAACCATTCTTTAGATGGACCAATAACAGAATGTGTTACAGCAAGAATGTGTTGTGCATCATCTGGAATATCATAGGTTGTGCGAGCGGCAATATAATTAAATTGAGTTTGTTTAATAGCAAAGATAGATGGATACATTGCATTGATAGTGTCGTTAATTGACTTCTTAATTTCATAGCGTGGAAACATTGGAGCAGAAATAATCTTAGCGGAGTTTTCGTGAGTAGCAGCACTTGTTCCGCGTTGACCGCGACCCCATGGGGAAATGGTGATTGTGCCTTCATTAACATTGGTGCTGTGAACATATAGAATTTCATCATCAATTTGGATAAAGCCACGGCTAATAGCAGTAGCATCATGCACGCTGATGGTGGTCTGAGTAGTTGTAGTTACAGCGCCAGTCAGCCAAGTAGTTGATTCTGTATTAAGACCGTAACCATGCAACATGGAATCTACGCGGTCAGTAAGTTGTTCAAGAGTAGCCATTAGAGGTTGATGCTCCTTAGTGCTGATACCGCTGACTTGCCAGTTGTGCTTGCCAGTTCATTACATACTGCGTTTAAACTTTTGTAGTTATTTGGTGTGCGAGTAGAACTAACTTTGTAATTGAGAGCACCTATTAAACCTTTGCCAGTAGTGCCAGCCCATTTGTTGGCTGCACCTGTTGCCTCTAAGAAAGCAGTGCGTGCTGGATATGTTCCTGAGTTAGCAAGTCTGTTTAATTCAGCAACGAGTGTTGAACCTTCGTAACCTGTAGCCATTACCACTTCACCTTATCTGCCCAATATGCTGCGCTCATCTTGCCTTTAGCAATGTTAGTTGCATGGCGAGCCTTAAATGATTTTTGTCGTGCTGTTGGAGTTTTATCTCCGCTAACGCCCTGTTGACCAAAGCGAATAGTTTTAACCTTGTCGCCTTCTTTAGCAACAACCACATGTGATTTAGTTGCATGACTAGGTGTGCGCTTTGGTTTATTAAAACCTGATACACCTGCTCGCTTTAGTCGTGGGTCTGTCATTTACTTTCCTTTAACCTTCTTAAGATTTGGGTTAGCCTTCTTAGCAGCAGGTGATGCCTTGCGTGCTCCCGCAGCAAGAATCGCTCCCGCATTTTTCATTGGAATTCCTTGCTTCTTGGCTATGCTCTTTTGAGCAGCCGCAAAGCCCATACCCTTTGGCATTACTTTTCACCAAGAGTTGTTGGCGGAGTATTGACATCACGCCCACCGATGCCATACGGGTTAATTGTTCCATAATTGTCATCTTGATTTACTACCTTACTTCCGCATCCGCATGTAGCGCACATAATTACTTACCTTTCTTCTTTAGCATTGACATACCTTTAGCAACTTCTTTCTTAACCTGAGCCTTTGATTCGCCCTTCTTAAGTTCCATCTTCTTTGTTGCTTTTGGTTCTGTCTTTTCGTAAGCAGCGTATGCTGCCTTCTTTGTAATCTTTTTAACCATTGCCATTTCATTTCCCCTTTGTGTTATTACTTTTATATCTCCACCGACTCCAATGTTATAGTCAGCAGAAATTCTTATTGACCTACGAGCAGCATATTCAGCACTCTTAATTGAGTTCTTACTAAAGCCTGCAGCCAAAGCACCAAGGGCTAATGAGCCACCGCTACCTACTGCATATAAACCACGGTCATCTCGTGACCACATATAATCATGGTCAATCTCATAGATAATTCCATTTAAACAAATGAGGGCATCAAAGCCACCATCTTTATCTTTGTCTGGGTTATACCCATTGTCCATCATTACTTCACGCAATGAAGGTAAAACCTTGGTTTGCATAAAGACATCGGTAGAAATACTTTTAATAACTTTAGGCGGTGTCCACAAAAAGTTTGCTATATTGCCAGCGACTGCATCGCCTGCAAAAGCAAATACATAGTCACCATTCTTAACAACTTTGTCCATGCCTTTGGCATAGTATGGTTTGTCGTCATAGGTAGTCATGGAATCTGCTGCTATTAACGCCCAGTCTTTTCCCTGAATACCTACGATGGCAGTCATCGTGAACTCTTAAAAGTATTTGTATTAGCATCGTAGGCTTTGCCTACTTTATTGGAAGCATCTATTGCTTCTTGGACTTTCTTAGTAGATGTTCCTGCTGGTTGTATGCCTTGCTCTCTGGCAGACTTATAGAGGTTTAACTCTGCGTTCCACTTCTTTGCTGACATAGCCTTATTGCCTGCTGCATCTCCTGGGGATAATTGGAGAGAGCGAGCCTTGCACCCAAAGCATGGGCAATCTTCTAAATCAATGTGGTCTGCGTTGGTGGCTACTGTGCCCCAGTCTGACCAAGCCTCTGGTGATGTGGCATCGCATTTAGTGCAACCATATAAAGTGACATACTCTTTAACATCGCCATCTTCAAGCCTGTATTCTGTTTGTGCTATCTTGCCAATATGTCCTTTTACAGAGCAATCATATTGCTGTGATGTAATCTCCATAAACTCCCCCAATAGACGCATCTGTTAAACGAGTCCTTGTATTTTCATCAATGATATGTTCGTGCCCACCTAGATAAACTTCGGTAGCAGCAAAGGTTTCTGTTTGACTTGGGAAGCGATAGGTTGAGTAAGTTCCATCAATCATCATTACTGTAACTCCACGGTGGATGCCATAGCGAACAAACAATCTATCCCAAGCAATCGGTGTTTCATAAACCGATGGTGGTATGAATTTATATTCTGCCATGTGTCCTCCTTATTGATATAGAGAGAGGGCGAGTTGCCCCGCCCCCTCAACTACTATTTAACTAGCCCTGAATTGAAGAAGAAGATTCAATACGGTATAGCGCAGCCTCACGGTAGCGTGAGAATCCAAGGACTCCATACCAACCGATTGGGCGGAAACGCATCAAGCGGTCAACGACTGGTCCGATGATAACATTTGGCTCTTGTGCTACTGCTTCCGCAAGCGCTTGCTTTCCAGCAACGATTGTGCGGTATACAGCAGTTACAGGAGTTACTGTTACTACAGTTGTCGCAGTTACTGCTGCTGTGTTAGCAACATCCACTGTGATGGTTGTGGTAGAACCTGATGTAACGAGAGATGTAATCTTCGCTGTTGAGGCAATACCTGTTCCTGAAATCTTATCCCCTGCTTCCGCAGTAGTAGCGATAACAGATGATGAGGCAACACCAAAGGTGTAACCTGCTGATGTTCCTGCAACTGTAACTGCAGTTGTAGCAAGTGTTGATTGGTCAGCACCGTCTACACCGCGATACATGCGAGGTGTTTCAATGAACATTGCGCCTTCGTATGTTCCGATGTTTCCAGCCCAGAATTGACCCTGACCTGTTTCGGCATACTTGTGCATGTCAAGCCATCCGCCTGAACCTGTTTCAGCACGAAGGTCGTGTGAAACTTCTGGGTGGATACCTGTCCAGTAAAGGGAACCTTCACGAGGAACAGCCTTGTTTGAGCGCAACTTAGCAACTGCTCTACGGATGTTAGCAGCAGTGATTGTGTCAGTTGCTGTAACTGTGGCAGTTGATGTGCGAGCGGTTGAAGATGCAGAGTAAATAACATTTGTTCCGCCGCGTAGTGTTTCCATAGCAATCTTATCTAGTGAATCTGCCATGTTGTAAGCGATGATGTCTGCTACTGCAGGGTCAACATCTGATAGTGAGAATAGTTGTAACTTACGAGTTACAAGTGAAGCGTTACCGTATTCGGCAAGTGTCACTGCTACTGTTGTTACATCTGATAGTGCCACTGCATCTGGGTCAGTTGTTTCTGATGAGAGTGCAGATGTTGCTGCAGTCAAGTCGTTGTAAATTGAGAATACAACGCTTGAACCTGGCATTGCCTGTTGAGCAGGGCGCTTGTCAGCCACTGAACGAATCAGTGGTTGTGAACGAAGCGCAAACTCAACATAACGGTCATACGCTGTTTTGACTAGACCTGCTAATGCAGAGGAGTCTGTGTATGCCATGTGGGTTCACCTCCTGGTGATTGGTAGTTGTGTAAGAAATTAGAAAACTTGCACACCCATAATTGCGTTGAGTTCTTGAGCACTTTTAGCATTGAGAATCTTGGCTGCTGTATCTTCGTCAAAGCCTGGGGCTTCTCCACTTGATATAACATCGTTGATTCTTTTTTGAGCCTGTAGTGCTGGGTTGGCATTAGAAGCGGAATTAGATTCCTTAGTTGCTTCATCTGTCTTAACACCAAATACATCGCCATATTCATCAAGCCATTTAGAAACGGCTTCCTCAGTAATTTCAATATCCTGAGGGATAAATGCTGCGACCTTTGGGTTGATACCCTTTGTAGTCAACACATCTTTAATGGTGCGCTGACGAGTCTGACCCTTATATGTGTTTGCTTCTGTTTCAAGTTCTTTCAGACGCTTTTCTAGCGTGCGATTGACCCTGCGTAGTTGCTTAACGACATCCTGAGGTTGGTCCTCATCTAAGAAGTCATCATCTTCGTCATAGTTGGTAGCCATCTACCTATCTCCCTTGTTAGTTGTATTCGCAATCCGCAACATAATTCGGGGAAACTATGTTGGCTATTGCTACCAGTCTTTTACGCTTCTCTGGGCTGGTAGGTCAGAGAAGGATTCTTATATGGTGCTTTCTTTTCTAAGCGATGCACTAGTTACGCCACTTTGTCCAGCAAAGCGGGCTTGTTCACGAAGTGCACGGCGTTGCGATTCAAGTAACCGCTCTTGGTCTTGACCAAGTATTGTGGCGACTGATTCAAGTTCATCGTATTTGCCACCTTCAATACCAGTCAAACGGGTTTGGGTAGTAGCAAGAGTTCTTGCTTTACCAAAACTTTGCTTAAGTGAATTGAGGTCAGTGGTTCCAGATACATTTATGTAACTTTCAGCCTGTGCCTTGGTCAAATCAAATTGATACATCTCAGCAGCAGCGCCAATCTCAGCAGCACGAACTTGCTTTCTAACAATGTCCATACCCACCTTAGGGTCAAGGAAGGTTGCCATCGCACCAGAAATATCAACACCGTAGTATTCATTAAGTGCTGCAAGAACATCTGGATTCTTCTTAACATGGTCTGCTGCAAGTTGAACACGGTTTTCGTATTCAGTAACTGATACTTGGTTAGCAATTACATCACCAAGTTTTTCTGTAGTGCCAAGAACTTTATCATCAAGACCATAAGCCTTGAGAACGCTGACCATGCCACGTTCCATTGAAATGTATGTGGCTTCGCTAACAGCCTTGCCCGCTTTAGATAGGGCTTCCATGCCTGGAAAACGAGCCTTGTATGCTGGCTCCTTAACAATGTCAATTCTGATTTGAGATGGTGTTTTATCTTCCAGAATCATGTTGTTAACTGCGATTGCTAATGTTCCTAAACCTGCAGCATTAAGGGATGCAGTAAAGTCTTGAAGGGCAGTAGTTGTATTATCACGACTAGCCTGATTTGCTTTTGCAGTAAGGGCATCCATCTTTGTTTGCCATGCAAGATTGTTTGCAGTAAGAGCCTTATCAATACCAGACTGAATAGCCTTATCTAAATCTGCTTGAGTTATAGTTCCTGTAGGCGTAGCAGCAGGTTTAGCAGCAGGCGTAGCACCTGGCTTTGGATTGTCAGCACCAGAGAAAGCAAAAACATCTGGAAAAAATAAACGTTGTTCAGCATCAGTCATCCAAGTGTTGGCATTATTAGTTGCGCCTGCTGCAGGTGGTGTAAAAGTAATAGTAGGTTTAGTAGGAGTGTTATCACGAATACCAAACAAGCGTTCTTCCGAAGTCATTGCACTATCTGTTTTAGCACTTGGAGTTACAGTTGGAGTCGCACGGTTACCGCGTTGTCTAAATCTTTCTAACTCTGCTAAATCTTCTGGTGATATAGCCATTATCCTATGAATCCAAACTGCTTCATCAAATCAAGCGCCGTATTTGAGTAGGTTTCTTTTGCGTTCTTAGTGTATTGCCACAACGGGTCTTTCTTAACTTGCTTAATAAACTCTGATTCCATACGGGCAGTGCCTGTAGTTGGGTCAATAACCTTACCCATCAAGTCTTGCCATGTAACATTGGTTGAATCTGTTTCAAGTAAATTAGCCATCTTTGTGCGGTAATTACTTGTTACTTCATACAATGAACGACCTTGCTTAATTGATTCAGCAAAAGGCTTGTATGTATCTATTGATTGATTCTTCATTTCATTCAAGTAATACTGTGCATCACGCCCATCGGTTGGGTCAAGCAAAGAGAATTGAATTTGTTTTTCATAATTCTTATCAATGCTAATGCCGTATGCCAACGCTTGACGCTTAATGGTATCTAACGATGAGCCAATAGTTCCACCAGAACTAAAATGAACTTGTGCATTTTCTGCAAGGTGTTGGGTAAACTGAGCATCAGTCCAACCATTCATCATTTTTAATGAGGCAAGCCCTTGGATAACTTTTGTGTTGTCAATAAACTTTCCCGTTACTGGGTCAACTTGTGTTGTATTAATACCTAATGATTCTAGTTGTCTTGATACCGCATCAGTATTGTTGCGGATTGTTTCAGCAAATGTTCCTTTATTGCG